ATTATAACGCTTTAAATGCTAGCGTGTTAGGAGAAAAAATATCAGCAAGAAAGGGTTACGTCCATGTCAGGTAACGTGATGCTTGTGTTTTTCTTGCTGGCTGTGCTTTTCGGGGCTACTTGTTTCGGTCTCGGCATTGTGGAAGGTTGCCGGAGGACAATTAAAAAAATACTGAGGAATATTTCAAAGGGGGCTGGGACAGAAGAATAGGATATTCGTTTCTTATTTATAATTAAACAATTATACTTCATAAAGAATTGTTTTGTCATAAAAAAGATGAAAAAAGATGCATCTTTATTGACATGGGTTACTATAACCCGTATATTCGGGGTCATGCCGAACCAACATGACCCGGCTAAACGGACTTTAGCAGTATACCTTTCACGCGAGAAGTATTATAAGATTAAGAGGTTAGCAGCGAAACATCATATCAGCATGTCAGGGCTACTTGAAATTCTGATAGATCGAGCTGTATGCGACATAGAATTAGAACCAGAAGATTATGAAAAAATTGCCAAAGAAATTCGAGATGCAAAAAATAGAAAAAAAACCGATTACCGTAAGACTAAATGAATGGACGATAAAAAAATTGTCTAAAGTCTCACAAGAAAACCATCGTTCTTTGTCGGCTCAAATCAGTTTTTTTGTCGATCAAGGTTTAAGTAACCTCGATAATAGATTAAGTGTTGAAGATGAAATTTTCAGGAAATCCTCTGCTAATTTTTTTAAAGAAAAGGTTTAAGTAACCTTGAGTTGAAACCAGTAATCAACACCATCATGAATGACCTATCTCAGCAAGTCGGGATTCTTTTTGAGATACTCCCAGGCAACATCTGTGATGTTGACGTCAAACCCGGACACAATGCTTCCGTACAAGGAATGTCGAATAAGAACGCCGGCTTCTATCAGACCATTTACGACGCCGTCCCTATCATCAAATCTCTGTGTTCGAGTATCGAAGAAGATATATCCAAGCAGAATGTCTTTCTCTTTTTGAGTGAGAGCATGGAGACGCTTGATCACCTTTTTACGGGATTTTGCCTTGGAGCGAGAGGTTTTGATAGTGTTCCAAACCTTTTCCAGCAGGGCGCAGCCGGAAATAAGGAACACGAACCACGCAATATCGCGGTAATCATGGGTCGAATAGCTGATATGCAGGGCCTCAAGGAGGCTTTGAGGAGCGAAAAGATAAACTCCTGCTGCGGAAAAGATTATGCCTGCATAATTGCAAGCGAATTTAAGCAATTCTGCCAAGTATTGGGGAAAAATCATGGATACAGAGAATAGGCTTAAACGGAAGTAGAGGCAATAGCGTTTACATCAAAGACAAACAAGAAAAAACATATGAATACACCATACATCACCAGCGAGGAACTACGCAAGACCCTGAACATTAGCAAGGGTTCTCTAGTTCGACTTAATAAGGAAGGTTGTCCCCGTGTTTATTTTTCCGGCGGGCTGGGAGGAAAAGGAACACACCCGCGTTACAAACTTGACGAAGTAACGGCGTGGCTTGAGAAAAGATCTCAAGAATTTTTGAAGAAAGGAGGGCGAAAATGAGCATCGAATACGACACCGAAGACCGCTGCATCCGCGTGAATGATGTGGCTGTGAGTCACGCAGATGCCGAACGGCTGATGAACGAACACGAAACCGCAGCCGCGGCCCTCGAAAACGCCCTGGTGCGGTACGAACGGGACCATGCCACGACGGACAACCCTGACGGACACAACGACGACTTTTGACCAAAGCCATGAACGGGAACGAAAAAACGATAGCCAGCCTTGCGGATGCCTTGGAAGTGCTGTCCGGAGTGCTGAGGGAATTGGCGGACACTCCGGTTCCTTCCTCGGCTGAAGCGTCAAGCGTCGGAATGAATAATTTTGTTCCGGTAGATGAATTCGGAAGCGCAAAAGACTGCGCCGAACGGTTCCACTACTCCGTCAGTGGTATTACTCCTTATTTGTCGGAAGGGGTGAGGCTTGGGAAAATTACCAAGATGACGCCTATGAACAATCAACGGGGCAGGAAGGGCGAAGCGCGCTTCAACATGCGCGAAGTCAGAGATTTTCTTTCCAACCAATCAAAATAATGACCACACATCAACACATTATCGACCGGGGGCCCTACAAGGGCATGGTGGAAACACTCACCAACAACCCGCACCCCGCCAAAACGGCGCGCTGCTACATGTGCGCCGAACCGCTGAACGCCTCGTCTTCGTGGGTGTCCCTGGTAGGGGACCATCAGGACGGCGTCTTCTGCGCCCGCTATCTGTGTCGCCTGTGCGCCCGGGAGCGTCTCAACGGCATCCCTGACGAAGCGGAGCGCTGTTGGAACTACACCCAGGCCGCACAATCAAAAGACCTCCTCTCCAAAATCCTCGCTTACCTGATTTTGTGGTGTGGAGTAATTGCCGCTGGAGGAGGATTTTTATTCTTAATTTTCCTCCTGCTCAAAACACTTTTTAACTGAACCCAATAGAACAAAAACACCATGCAAAGAAACGAATGCAAGCCCGGAACAGAAGTCATCATCCGGGGAACGATCAGTGAAGATGACGGAACGGATTTTAACTCTATCAAAATCACTATCCGCCGTGATGACGGCAAAACGGAAGATGGCTTTTTTGACCCTTCTGCTCTTGAGCCCGCCCAGGCGAAATACGACCCGGCGCGGAAATACCGCAAGGGGGATTTGGTGCGAATCACCGGATTTCACGGGAGGCTTTTCGGAAGTGGAGGTAATCGGGAGTTGTCCGCAAATAACGCAATTGGAGGCCAAGTGGCCCTTTGTGGAGACGAGATTGCGGGAGGGGATGTTAGCCTTCCTGATGGCGTTTTACTAAACCGAAACAATTACCTTTCAGTTGCTTGTATCAAACTTGTCAAGCCGATTGAAGAAATTGAAGCGGAACAGCCTTATTACGTTGAGGAAGAGGACGAGTCATTTGGTGTTTGGTTTAAAAAAGACTCTGAAATTGTCTTGAGAATGCACTGCGTGTCTTTCGGAGACGGGCGCGAAGTGACACGAGAAGAGGCCCTAGAGAAAGCCTTGGAGCTTTGCGACGAACTGAACCGCAAGCATCAGGAATCCCTGAATGCCTAAAAAGCAGTTGGCCGGGGTCCGTTGGCCCGGACTCCCGGCCTTGTTACACAGAACCATGCAAAGATTATGAGTAACGCACCTACACATAAACTAGATTTGCCCCAGGCGCCAGTCCCGAAAAAGACACTCTACGAAATTGTGATGTCCGAGGACGTGAAGGTCCACATTGCTCATCTTGTGGAGAACATGATGACGCCGGAGCGCTGCATCAGCATCTTCTGGCACTGCTGCCAGAAAACCCCACTCCTTCAGCAATGCGCCCCTGTAACGCTGATTGCATCCCTGAAAAACCTGCTGATGATGCGTTGTGAGCCTGACGGCATCCACGGCTATCTTGTTCCTTTTTGGAGCAATGATAAGGCAAGCGGCCGGTCTGTATTGACCTGCGTTGCTGTCCCCTCCGCCCGCGGCCTGATGCGTATGGCCCGCTCCAATGGCGTCACCAACCTCAATATTGGAATTGTGAGAGAGGGGGAGCCATTTTCCTGGGGCCTGGAAGAAGGGAAATTTGCAATGAGCCACATCCCGGAATGGGATGACAGCACGGCGCCCATCAGGGGTTTTTATTGCACCTGGACAGACAAGGACCTCTACCTACACGGGGAACGCATGAGCCTGCATGCCGTGGAGGAAATCATGGGCCGCACCAAATCACGGAACAAGAAAGGGGAAATAGTAGGTCCATGGATGACTGACTTCGGGCAGATGGGCCTGAAAACGGTCATCAAGCGCGCCTCTAAGCAATGGGATTTACCCCTATACATCCAGGAGGCCATGAGCAGCGCCGACGATCAGGAATTTGGAAGCGAAATGCGGAATGTAACCCCGTCCAAGGATGAAAACGAGGAAATAGACCCCTTTAACCCGCCCAAACCGGAGGAAAAACGGCCTACGGCATCGGAGGCATTACCGCCTCCAAATGATGATACCGATGATTTTTTTGGAAGTCTGAAGGAGCAGGAACGTGAGTATGTGCCAGCCAATAGAGAGGACTACTAAAGTTATGTTAGACCTTGAAAATATAGTTATTTACGAGGATGTCCCACAACGGAGCGACCTATGGTTTAAATTGCGTTCCGGTCATCTGACCGCCAGCAACTTTGACCGACTGATCACTCCCAAAACCGGGAAGCCGTCAGCCCAGCAGGATGATTTAATCATCGAACTGTGCTGCTCCTGTCTGCGTCCGGATGAAATAACCTTTGAAGGCAATTTTCACACGGATCGCGGGGAAGCCCTGGAACCGGAAGCCCGCGAGCTTTTCGCGACCTTGACCGGCAAAGCGGTAAAAGAAGTTGGATTTATCCGCCGCAAAACGGCCCCTATCGGGTGCAGCCCTGACGGACTTGTTTTTGAAAATCTGGAAGACGGGCTTGATCTTGTGATTGCCGGACTTGAAATCAAGTGCCCGCTCTCCAAACATCATGCCAGGTATCTGCTGGACGGCGTGCTGCCGGACAAATATAAGCCGCAGGTGCACGGCTCCATGGCTGTGACTGGCTTGCGGGCGTGGTATTTCCTTTCCTACTGCCCCGGACTGCGCCCGTTTTTGGTCAAAGTGGAATGGGACGAGTACACCGACCGCATTAAGGCGGCTCTGGACGAATTCGGCCCAAAATACCTTGAGGCATACACCCGCATCATGCCGGCAATCCGTCCGGCCGTAGAAGGGAGGGCGGCATGAGAGCCAGGGCAAGAGCTATCCACCGGCCCGGCGTGATGAACAAGACGGAAGCCGCCTATGGCTTTTACCTGTCTGACCTCCAAAACAAGGGGGAAATACGGGAATTCAAGTTTGAAGCCGTCAAACTGATCTTGGGGAACCGCTGCTCATACACGCCGGATTTCATGGTTGTCCGCCCAGACGGCACCCTTGAATTCCACGAAGTGAAAGGCTTTTGGCGCGACGATGCCAGGGTAAAAATCAAGACGGCCGCCGACAAGTTCCCCTTTGTTTTTATCGCTGCCAAGCAGACAAAAACGGGTTGGGAAATCGAAACAATCCAGGAAGGAGAAAATTGAAATGAATAGATTTAAGAAAACATATAGAGAATGCCTTTGCTTAGTATCATCAGGAGGTTTTGTCGCAGGATGTATTTATCCGATCGTTGGTTGGAATAATGGTCTACATGTTATTACAGAAGATAAAAACGGTGAACCATTGGATTATTTGCTTCATAATGGGGGGGGCGGTGATCCTGTTGAAAACGAATATGGGATAACAGGCGATCTTGCGGCGGTAGATGATAGATTCGACGAAGAACAAGGAAACTTAATATTCCGAACTTTGGTTGACGGTAAAATCGACACATATCCGTGGGAGCTTGAACAGAAGGGAGGGGATGAACAATGAAAACGGAGCTTCAATTTGAAGAAGGGTTGAAATTAACAACCACTTTGCCCCGAAGAGGTCCGCTAGATGTTAATTTTTCCATCAGGCACACTCTGACTTTACCAGAAGATGCCCAAAGGGTAGCCCGATACTTGAGATTTTGCGCGGCTCATTTGGATTCCATAGCCGAAATCATGAAAAGAAAGGAGGGCAATAATGATTAACATCCTCGCATCCGTCAGGCGGCCTTTCTCCGGAAAAATTTTGTCCGGGGAAAAGGGGTGGGAGCTGCGAAAGAATGCGCCGCTCCTCCCCCGCGGAGAGCACGTCACTCTGTGGCTCTACGAGTCCAGGAAAGACGGGGAGCGGGCCATCATCGGCATGTGTCGGTTGTGGTGTATTATCCCGTTGAGGCACATGCCATTCGGGGATGCCTTGGACTTGCTAATCAAAGAAGCCTGCGTGACGGAAGAGCACATCCGCGCCTATCTCCCCTGCTACGCCTGGGGCGTCCAAGACCCCGTGAGACTGCCCGCCGCCGTGCCGCTCTCTGCCATCGGCCTGACCCGGCCGCCGCAGTCCTGGCAGTACCTTACTGACGAGCAGGCGGCGATCTTGGAAAGGAGTATCGCATGAAAATGACTCCTGAACAGGAAGCTTTTTACGAGTACGGGAAAGCCCGTGAGGCTCTTCGGATCTTTAAGACGGACTTTGCATACCGGGAAGAAACTTTAAGAGAATTCTACGAGAACTATGTATGTGAAGCCTGGCAGAAGCGGGCCGCGTGCAGGGCGTGGATGCCTTTAAAGGAGCGAAATTGCAAAAACTGCATGCACCTTTATCGCGACACCAAATCTGGTTCCCCTTGTTTTTGTTGCTCAGGGATTGACGGCGAAATTCCCGATAACTGGGAGCCGAGAAAGGAGGGGGAGTGAAGAAGTACCTCTTTGATCTTCCGCCCCGTGATCCTGCACGGAAACCCTATGCCGCGGGGCTGACCCCGGAAGCGGATGCCTGGGCCAAGGCCAACAAGCACCGCATTGGAACGCATCGGTCCTCGTGGTGCCAGCCGCAGTATTCCGCTTTTGTGGGCAACATCGACATGATTGCGGAGTTATGCACCCTGTATGATGACTATGGGCTTATTGCCTACGCCAACACCAAGGGCGCCGCCGTCCAGCAGCTTTATAATAATCTCCAGGAGCGGAAAGCCACAGTGGAAGATGCCTTGCGTTTCCTGCTGGGCTACCTCCATGACGATGATGTCAAAAAATATGCCGCGGCATTTGGCCTTGAAGAGGTGGCGGACGCCGTGGGCACCAATCCGGGCGGGAATCCGCATAACTCATTGATGCTCGACCCTGCCCAGATGGGCGGCACCGTGGCGGACGGAAAGGAGGGAAGATGAACACGTTTAACACTCCAAAAACCGAGAAAACTACCAACGTGTGGCTCACTCCGCGCTACGTCTTGGACTTGCTGGGGCATTTTGACGTTGACCCCTGCGCCGCTACGGTGCGTCCGTGGGATTGTGCCCGTGTTAACTACACCGTGGAGGATAACGGCCTTCTGATGCCATGGGAGGGGCGCGTATGGCTTAACCCTCCTTATGGGAATGAAGCAGAAGCGTTCATGGAGCGCATGAGTATGCACCAAGGCGGAGGGCTGGCACTCATTTTCATGCGCTCTGATACACGCTGGTTCCAGCGATGCGTGCTGCACCGTGCCCGGTATCTGTTCTTGTGGCGGGGCCGCATCCGCTTTTGTCGCCCGGATGGCGAGACTCCCGGAAACCAGCCCAACGCGCCGAGTTGCCTTGTGGCGTGGGACAGCCAAGAAGCACCCCTGCTGTACACGCTGCAAAATCAGGGACTCGGAAAAGTCGCCGTCTTATGAACTACAACCCCCAACTGACGCTTTTTTGATTATGGCCGGAGACTGGATAAAGGTTGAACACACAACACCCGACAAGCCCGAAGTGGTGAAGTTGGCCGACATGCTTGGCATTGATCAAGATGCCGTGGTCGGCAAGCTTCTTCGCCTCTGGATTTGGGCGGATCAACAATCCGTCTCTGGTAACGCTATCACCGTTACAAATTCGTTTCTCGACCGTCTCGTATTCTGCCCCGGTTTCGCCGCTGGGCTTGTCAAAGTCGGCTGGTTGAATGGACGCAATGGCCTCCTTTCAATCCCCAATTTTGACCGCCATAATGGCCAAACCGCTAAGAATAGGGCCAATACGAACCGCCGAGTTGCGAATCACCGAAAAGGACGTAACGATGAAACCGTTACAGATGTAACGCCCGAACCGTTACAAAAACCGTTACCAGAGAAGAGAAGAGAAGATAATACTACTACACCAACTACAACCGGGCGCGAAGTCTGCCAATTTCCGCAGGACGTGTCCGAAATTGACCGCTTCATGGCCGCTCAAGTGCTGCACCCGCTCGGAGACGAGCTTACCCGGTGCGCCGAACGGTTTTTCAACGAGCAAGCCGCCGTTGGCTGGAAAAACAAGCACGGCATCCCCCTGGCGGACTG